CCGGCGGCCCCGGGGCGCCGACCGCGAGTTCGCCCTCCTGGGCGACATCGCCGGTGAGGAGGAGGTCGAGCTGCGGCAGGTGCTGACGTGGCCGAGCATGGACAGCCTGTGCCAGCAGCTGCTGGCGGGGTTGCCGATGGCCTCGAAGGACGTCGTGATCGCGGAGATGGCGATGCCGTCGAACGTGGGCATGCGGCTCCCGGTGGGATCAGAGGAGGCGTGGCTGGTCCGGCTCGGCAACGACCGGCCGGTGCCTCCGCTGCAGGCGGGGACGTACGTGACGTTCCTGCAGGCCGAGTTCGAGGGGTCGGGGAACGCCAAGGTGTGGCGGCTGCGGCCCCGGATATCAGGGCGGGCGCAGATCCAGCGGACGACCATGGGCCTCGCCTTGGAGACGCTGAGCTGAGCAACGCCCCGACCCTGGCGCGAGTGACATCTGAGTGATCACCGCGCCGAGCCGCCATCCCCGGTCCGGGTTCGCCGTGGCATGACGAAGGCGGTGACCCACCCTCCGAAACAAGACACAATTGTCATGTTATAAGGCATTTATGCCTTAATATCCGATTTGGCCGCTGGAGTGCTGACCGCACTGGCGGCCTTTCGCGTACCGGAAAGGAGAACGCCATGGTGCTGCTGCCGTCCTGGCTGCGTGACGACGAGGACTTCATCGTCGACAACGAGGCGGTCATCCGGCTGGCCTGCTGGGCCACCGGGGTCTACGACAAGGAGTACTGGTACTCCGGTGAGATCCCCGACGACGTCTGGAGCATCGACAACGCCGGGCTCACCGACGAGGTCACCGAGCTGATCGAACAGGGCGCGACCTGGAAGGAAGCGTTTTCCCGAGTCGAGGCGCGACTGTGACCGAAGAAGAGGCCCCGGGGCAACCGCCGTACTACAGCCTCGTCGACTTCTCCGGCGGGTCGTTCCGCGTCGGATTCGGCCACGGCTCCGACCACGCCGCGATCATCGACGCTGACGGCTGGGTGAGCGAGGAACTGCGACTGACCGAGGGGACATGCGAGCAGATCCGCGCCGAAGCCCACCGACTCATCGACCTCGCCGTCACCACCGACCGCTGGGCCGGATACAGCCCCAAGGCCGGAGGGGCCGAGCGCAAGCGCACCATCACCCGCTCATACAACGCCGCGAAGAGCACCCACCACCCCGACTGGAGGCCGGGCCACCACCGATCCCGATTCGGCGGTGACCCGGAAAGGTAGGCGACGGCTGCCCGACGCCCGGGGAGGTCGGCGCTGGCGGTGAGACGGTGCCAGCGCCGAACATCTCGCGTGTCCCATTCTAGAACTACTCATCCCGGTCTGAGCGATTTAGGCAGTAACGACCGAATATGCTGGAGCGGCCCCCGGGCCGCTCCTTTCCGCGCCCACCCCCGTGGCGCGCGACAAGTGATACAGGAGAGCAACAGTGACCAACCACCCCAACCAGTTCGCAATCGGACAGCCGGTGCTGTTCGTCCAGCGCTCCGACCCGCGCGGGCAGTGGCAGGCGGGCACCGTCACCTCGGTGACCGCCGTCAGCAGCCTCCGCGAGGAAGTCCCCTACGCCGACACCTACCGTCAGCGGGAGGAGGCCAAGAAACACAGCGCCGAGTGCGAAGGGTTCCTCTACCAGATCCTCCCCGACACCGGCGACCCCAACGAGGAGCTGGTCTCGAAGGTCTGCACCTGCCGCTGGCTGATCGCCGACGCCGACGCCTCGGGCCGCTGGCGGGACACCCCGATGATCGCCGAGCGGCGCCAGTTCCAGCTGCTGTGGACCGATACCGGGGGCGACCTCAGCATCGACTCCTCGAACACGCCCCTGGAGGAGACCGACATCGTGCACCTCAGCCGGGGCGACGCCAGCGCCGAGGTCGACACGCACGACCTCCTCAAGTGGGCGGCAACGCCCGGCGGGGAGGGCTAGATGAACCTGGCCGACATGCTCCAGAGGCACGAAGCGCAGCAGTTCGAACTCGACGCCAAGATCATGTGGTGCGACCCGCGCGCCTCAAGGCCCGTCTGGGAGTTCGGGACCGTCATCGGCTCGGGCTACCACCAGACCCTGTACGGCAAGAGCCGCGAGCGCCGCGTGGACTACCGCGTCTGGGAGGACAAGACCGACGGGGCGCGCCAGTTCGACCTCGTGCCCGAGCACCAGGTCATCCTCAAGGCCGGGCGCGATCCGTACCGGGCGTGCTGGTCCGGCGTCGTGGAGCTGACCCATGTCTGGCAGCACCAGCTGTTCGCCTACGACTTCGAGGTGGACGGGAACGACACCGAGGTGGTGGCGGCTGTGCGCGGTCGGTTCGTCGGCGATAGCACCGGCGACCACGAGAGTGAAGCGGTCCTGGTGCTCAAACACACCGACCATGTCCAGGTCTGCGTGAACGTGTACACCCTCTGGGACTGGGCGACCGGGGCCAGGGACATGGGCTCGATGCCGTAGACAGGGGCCATGAGTTATCCGTTTGCCATCACCTGCCTGGAGTGCAGGCAGTCCGTGCCGCTGGTGTCGATCGAGCCGGTCGAGACCAGCGGCGCTGAACCGTGGATACGGCTCGTCATGGAGTGCGGGCACGCCCCGAGCGTGCCCGAGCGGCACCGGACGGCGATCGAGCGGATCGCTATCGGGACCAGCGGCGGTTACGGACTGTACGACCCTGACGGGCGCCCGACGTACATCGTGCGCGGGCGCCCCACCTGATCGGAAGGACCCGCATGAACCGTCCCACCGCACCGGCCGTGGCCGCGCTCGGCCTCCTCGCCGCTCTCACCGGCTGCGAGGAGGCCCCTGAGGCGCCCCCCGTGACCGGCACCGTCACCTACCTCGAACACGAGGAGGCGGCCTCGGGCTGGGACTGGGACTGCGGGTACGACTACGACGGTTACGGGTGCGACTACGAGCCCTGGTTCGAAGCCGAGTGCTACCTCGTCGAGTTCGAGGACGCCGACGGCCAGCTGTGGGAGGAGTGCGCGGCGACCGAGGCGGTGTTCAGCAGCCTCGTCGTCGGCGCCCCTTACACCGAGGGCCAGACCGTGCCATATGAACCCGCGCCGACCCTCTGACACGTTGGGGGTCTTGCCTGGCCCCTGCCGCGCTGCCATACTCAGAGCACGGGAACGGTGACCCTAAGGAGCGGACATGGCGGGCTACATCAGTCTCCTCGACCCCGAAGGCTTCACGGTGGGCTTCGACAGCCCCAACGGCGAGAGCTTCACGGACAACACGACCCAGGAGATGTTCGAGCAGCTGGAGCTGGGGATGTGGTACATCATGGGCCAGACCCAGATCCCGCCGCAGCCCGAGAACCGCCCGCAGCCGTAGCTACGCGCCCAGAAGTGCGGCCCAGGAGTGGTCGCCGAGGATGCCGTCGCCCTGCCCGTTGGGCAGCACCGAGTTGCGGACCCGCTTGTCCTTCTGGAACCGCTTGAGCGACGCGGTCGAGCCGGGACCCCAGCGCCCGTCCGGCTCGCCTCTGGAGTTGAACGTATTCACGGGCGCATACCCGTTCGCGGCGAGCAGCGATTGCGCTCGCTTCTTGTCGGCTGTCGGCGCGGAGTTGTCGCGGATGGTCGGCAGCGCCATGAGGATCTCCTCGATCAAGGTCGGGCCGGACGGCTTCGATGGCTTTGACGGCGGCGTCGCGTCGCCCTGCTTGATGCCCCACGTGCTCGTGTCGTCGTACGGGCCGGTCGAGTCCCCGTCGCCGCCGCGCCCCACGCTGACATGCATATGCTTCGTGTGAGGATTGGACCCGGAGTAGCGGCGCCAGCCCTCGGCGGCGCGCGCCCTCGACCAGATCTGCCGGTTCCAGATGACGTACTTCAGTGCCGGGGGCGCCACGGCGACGATGCGCCGCGAGATGCGGTGCATGTCCGCCCCGGCCCCCGGGTCGTGCGTGAAGTCCCTGGCGCAGACCACGCCCTGATCGTTGGGGTTGTGGTCTGAGGCGCTGGCCTGGTGGGCGGCATCGCCGATCGTCCCGTCGGATCGCTTCGACCGGTACGGCGCGATCGCATTGATCTCGTCGCGCAGGACGTCGAGGCTCCGCGCTGCCCTCCAAACACTCATAACTGGATATTACCGACAAAACGGACATTAAGGCAATCAAGGGACTCCTCATTCGAAGGAGCCCTCGCACTAGACTTCGAGCCCTACTCACCTTCCATGAATGGAGCACCATGTCCACCAAGCGACCCGCGACGACCGTCGTCATCATCGACATCAGCAACCGAGGCGACGCCGACTTCGGCTACATCGAGTTCAGCGACGGCGTCCGCGTCGGCTACCGCCGCGACGAGGACCAGCCGTCCGGCTGGCACGTCGTCGGGGGCGGCGACAACTGGCCCGAACCCAGCGCCCTCCGCTTCACCGTCGCCCGCGAGTACCTGAAGACCCATGGCCCCGTGATGCTGGAGCGCACGATCGAGATCGACAACCAGGGCACCCGCGAGCGGCCGTGGGGGAGCCTGCGGATCAGCGACGGCACCGAGGCCGAGTTCGCCCTCGGTCGCCTCGGTGTCGCCGACGACGACGTCCTGATGCTCAAGAACCAGACCGGCAACACGCCGCAGTACATCAAGGGCCTGACCGAGGAGCTGGTCGCCCACCTGGCGGCGACGGACTGGACGCTGATCGAGGCGGCCGGGATCGAGCGCGCCGCCCCCTAAGCGGCTCGCGCAGTCCTGCCGCACAACCGAGAGGACCATTGTGGAGACCACCATCCCGACGTCCTGGAACGTCGACCCCGGCAAGTGGCCGCGCCTGGTCGTGACCGGGCGGCCGGTCACCCCTGAGCAGGCCGACAACATCCTCATTCGCACAGCCG